CAATTTGTTCTGTTGGGTATTTAAATTTTTGTTCCATAACGGGGTTTTAATGTTTGTGTATATAAATATATAAGAATAAAAAAAGTCGTCCAAAAGGACGACTCTTTTATATTTGTTGAAGTGAAATTAGTAGTTAAGGATGCAATAATCCATAGCGATTGTAGTACTAATACTTACATACGCTTCATTTGACCAATCATATTCACCAAAGTTAGCTTCTTTAACATAAGCACCTTTAATAATCCATTCACCTACTACATCACCAACTGGGCCTAAGATATCTAAACGTAGATCTTTCTTGTAAAAATCTGAATAACCATCACGGCCTGTTACTGATTCGTGAGCTAAACGAGCCCATTCCATTACTGCTTGTGCACCTGATGGAGTAACTGGATCGTATAATTCTAGAGTCATATCATTCCATCTTACTTTACCTTTAACTTTACGGTAAACATTGATGTGGTCTAAGATAATTTCACCCGCGTTGAATGATGGAGATGATGCTTTCTTAATTAAATATGAAGGAATACCATCAATATACATTAAAAAGCGATTTTGAACTTTTGGTTCAAACGCGGTGAACATTACTTCTGTTGGGTCTAATACTGCCATGTTATTATTTTTGTTTAATATAAATATTATTAAATATTATTTTTTGTTGTAGTTTGATCTACTTGTTTTTTATCTTTATCATCAAGATCTGATTGCATTTTATTTAAATAGCTCATAACCATTTTATAATTTTGGTTGCTATCAAGACCAGATAATTGAGAACCTTTTTTCTTTTGTAACCATTTAGCAATAGCTTCTACTACTCGGGAAAAATCCTTTATATTAGTAACAGCTGATGCTAATTTAGTTAATGAGGATTCAACAGATGTTGCTGCTTGATCAGCTGATGCATCATCTTCAAATTCATATAATTTTTTATTTTTCATATTTTATATTAATTATGCTCCAAATTCTACACCAGTAGGCAATATATTAAAGTCTAATAAAATAAATTCAGCTGTACGAGTTGGTTGTAAGTAAATTTGTCCTACTAATTGATTTCTATCAATTACATCTGGAGTGTTATTGGTGTCATCCATTACTACTTTGAAAGCGTATAAACCTTGACGTTGTTGTACTGATTCTAAGTATGGAGTAACTTGAGATAAGAATCTATTTCTTGTTACAGTTGTATTTTGTTCAAATACTAATGTTTTACCTATATTACCAATGTAACGTTTTAAGCTAATTAATAAACGACGAACATTGATTCTATCTAAAGCACTTGCTTTCTGCTGTAATGTTTTCTGACCAAATGCTGTTACACCTACATTAGGGAAAGTAGCAATTGGATTTACTTTTCCAGCATACAAGGTATCACGGTTAGTTGGAGATAATTTTCTTTCTGCTTGAACTACACCACCTAAACCACCACGATTTAAACCAGCAGGAGCAAACCATTCAGCACTAACATTATCGTTAAATGCATAAACACCAGCCATAATTGTTGAAGCAGGTACAAAAACTAATTTACCAGTTTCTGGAGATACTACTTGAACCCATGGCCAATAAGCACCAGCATAATTTGTATCCATTTGAGCAGCTTGTGTTACAGGAGCTAATATTGTTGAATTATATGCTACTAAATCAGTAATATAAAAATAATCACCTCTTGATTGTGCGTTTGAATTAAAATCAAGTATAGCATCATGACTAGCTTTAACTAATCCTGGGGTTACTAATAATTCATAATCATATTCATCTTTATTTGATAAAATATTACTTGCTGTAGCGTAATTATTATTTGCTAAACCTTGAGTTGTAGTACCAATATTATTAAATAATGTATTACCAATATAAGGAATATCATTTCCAGAAGCACCCGCAAATGAACCACCATATGATCCACTACCTGCAAATGGTAATGAAGCTGAGTAAGATAAGCCTGTTGTTAAATCTACTGCTACACCATCTGCGTTATTAAAATAGTTAGGGGTTGGTTTATTAACTGATTTTACTCTTACATAACGGCTATTATTTACATAATCACCACTAATTTTAATATAAAATCCACCCATATCAGCATCATATTGAACTGTTTTGCTTTGGTCACCAACTACAGCAGCGATATAATTTGGTTGGTTTGGATCTAATGATACATTAGTAAAAGTTTCTAAAATAACAGGAGTATTAGAATTATCATCACCTCTATGAATTAATAAAGTGAATTGACCACTGCTACTATTCACATTTGTTACTTCCCATGAAACATTTTCTAATGATCCACTAGCTAAAGCACCATTACTTAAAATTGAACTAGTGTTATTAGCCATTATACCGACATTTAATGTTTCTAGAACAAATGAAGCTGTAGGAGTGACTAATGATGATCCTGATACTAAAACAGAAGCTGAAGCTGGTGTGTATGAACCACTGGTTACTCTAGTAACTAATATACTAGTTCCACCTTGTTGAAAATAATTATAAGCTGTTATTGAAGTTAAAAATTCATAAGATGCACCACCGCTAACAAATGAACCACCAAATCTATTAATATAATCACTATAAGAAGTAACTACAGTAGGAATATTTGGATTACCTTTAACAGTAGGACCAACTAATGCCAAACCAACAGATACTGGTAGTTGGGTTATTTGTGATGTGTCGTTCTCTCTTGTGAGAACTCCTGGGGAAATTAATGTTTCTTGAGCCATGTTTTTAATTAGATTTTTGTCTAGTGATAAATATATAAAATATTCTATAAAACGAAAAAACCTCATCGTTATTGATGAGGTCTTTTATTAAAACATATTAAATATTAATCAATTACTCCAGTTTCAATATTAATTGTACCTGTACCGTATTTTTCATTTAATGTTTTAACTAATTCAGCTTCTTTTTCACTTAATTGTTTATTTATTTCTAAATAATATTGTTTATCTTTATTAAGATTAGATATTGATAATTCAATTTCTCCTAAAGCTATAATTAAATTAGAATATTCTTGTTTAATTGATTTAACAGCTTCTAATTCTTCAGTTGTTAATTGTTTTACTTCGCTCATATATTTTATTTTTTAGTTGGTTTTTTACCTTTTCTTTTTTTACCTTTAGCAGCATCAACAACATCTTTTGATTGTTCTACAGCTTCTTTAACTGCTTCTACAACATCAGCAATTTCTTCAGATACTCGTTCAGCACGAAATTTAGTTTCTTCAACTACTTCTTTTACTTTTTTTACTTTTTCATCAATAACATCAGGGATATTATTTCCGTCTTTGTCTTCAATTTTTCCTGCTTTAATAAAGAAAAAAATTGTGCCTACTACTAATACTAGGGTGATAATAAAAATTGTCATAATTTTACTTTTTAGTTTTTGATTTTTGTTTTTTTATTTTTGTTTTTGTTTGTTCAAATAGTTCGTAATTTTCTACAGGAGTTCTTTCTTCTTCTTTTTCTGAGTAAGAAAGATAAGCTACTAAGCGTAATACACCTACAGCTATAAAAGCACAAGCGGCAATGATTAATAATAATGTTGTCATGAACAGATTTTAATGATTAATGGTTTTTAGTTTTCGTATATAAATATATATAAGATTTTTAAAACAACCAAATTTTTTTAAACTTATTCTTCTACTTCATCAGTAGTTTCAGAAGGTGTTTCATTTGATTCTTCTTCTACTTCATCAGTAGTTTCAGAAGGTGTTTCATCAGCAACTACTTCTTCTATTATTGGAGGTACTTCTATTAATTCATTAGTTTGAAAAGGTAAATCTACTGATGTTTCTTCAGGTAATGTTATTCTTGATAATTCGTTTTGTAATTCTTGTTTAAGATTATCTACACTAAACTGTGTTTTAATCCAGCTAATTATATTATTTATAGTTAAATCACTATATTGGATAAAATTTTCTGTTTCTGGGTTAGAAAATTCACTATGAGAGCTTACAGATGCTATAGTGTTTGTATCTGTATTGGTGCATGTAAAAGTCCATGCAACATTTTTTACAATGTTATTTAATCCATTGTAATTTGAATAACATTTAATGTTATTGATTGTCCATTTGTATTCTAAGGCCATGTTTTTATGTTTTTATATAAATATTAATTAGTATATTGTATAATAAGTATTTAGATTAGATTCTATACCTGCTCTAGTATTTGCTCTATTAAAATTATAATAGATTATTTCTGAAATACCTCCTTGAATAGAATTACTTCCTGTAGTACTTCCTATAGAGGCTGAAGTTAATGAACCTCCTCCGGGTTGTCCTCCACTTCCTGTTACTATAAGATTATTATTTGTATATAATTGTGAATTATTTCCTGAATATAATATATAAAATGATCTTAAAATAGTTCCTATAGGAGTTGCACTGTTAATACCATTTCCAGTAGCACCTATAGTTAAAAATCCAGTAATAGCTTGTGCTTGAAGTCTTTGATTGCCTTGAGCACCACCTATTCCTACAAATATATTTCTAACTAAAGTACTTGTAGATTTATTTTGTGCAACTACTATTGTAGTATTAGGTTGGGATACTGTATATCCTGTTGAAAGTAAGTAACTATCTGTTGAGTTTTCAAAGAAAATTGTAGGTCTTGTTCCTGATCTTTTTATTCCACCGTAATTAACAATTATTGGTTGATCAGAAGATGTAGTGTTTGTGGCATTAAATGCACTTCCTCCTTGATCATACCATGTAGTTACATATCCTGATCCTACTTGAACAGATGATGCTGAAACATAAGTTTGTACTGTTGAACCTTCATTAAATTGTGCACCCCATGCATATACATCTCTATTTGTAGCACCTGTATAACTAGGTAATCTTCCTAAAGCACTATTATTATTAGTAAATGCTAGAAAAGGCATTACTAATGATCCTGCTAGATATGTTGTACATTGTGCTGTTAGTATACATCTATAAAATCCGTTTGCTGCAGGTTCTATGCTAGCTGTTATTGCTCCTGCGGAATTAACTACAGTACCTGTATTTATGTTATAATTTGCATATAAACTTGAAGTAAAATGCGCAGTAGTAAGTATTAACTGCATTATATTAGGTGCTCCCGCTCCTGGTCCTTTTTTTAAGTATACGGACAGAGTATAATTTGAACCTGATTCAAGAAAAGTTGTATTAGA